AAATCAAATGTTATTATCGGTAAAGATGCTGCTAACACAGGGACTAATGATTTAACTACAGGCTATAACAATATAATCATTGGAGAAAATGCTGCTGCTTCATCAGCAACAGTTAATAACGAAATTACTTTAGGCAATGCAAATATTACCAAGTTTAGAGTTCCCGGAATAGACTTTGTTCTTAAAGATAACGGTGGAACTCCTACACAGGGTCATGTACTAACAGTAGACGCTAACGGAGAAGCAGGATTTGCAGCAGCCGCAGGCGGTGGTGTTGTATCTGATTCTGATAACAATACTGTAGGAGGGACTAATGCAGGGGATAGCATTACTAGTGGAACAGATAATACATTTTTTGGTAAAGACGCTGGTACTGATATTACTGATGGTCAATACAATACATTTATTGGAAGTCTTGCAGGGTCAAATACAAACTCTGGAACTTATTTAAATACTTTTGTTGGGTATAATGCTGGTGTTAATAATGGTAATGGTAACCATAATGTTTTTCTGGGAGCAAATGTTGGGTTAAATAACGAGGCTTGGGACAATGTTTTTATAGGAAATTATAGTGGTGACGCTAATACTTCGGGAACCCAAAATTTATTTGCAGGTAAAAATTCTGGAACTGCAAATACTACGGGTTCTTACAATGTCTGTCTAGGACATGAAGCTGGTAAATCACTTACTACTTCTTCTTATGGAGTATATATTGGATATCAAGCAGGACAAACCTACAGTAGTGAAAACCAATTTGGAGCTTCTGCTGTATGTATTGGAGCTGAAGCTGGTGAAAGTGCTACGGGTGTTAAGAATACAATTATAGGTACTAAAGCTGGTCAAAATCTTGGGTCAGGAAGTAATTGCGTAATCATCGGAAACGAAACAGCAAAGTTTGGTACTGGTAGTTATAACATTGCAGTAGGAACAGGTGTATTTAGCGGTCAAAACGGTGATGGTGGTTATAATGTCGGAATTGGATTTACTGCTGGATATAGTCTCACTTCGGGCAGAGACAATACTTTTGTAGGAACTGGTGCTGGATATACTATTTCATCTGGAGATAACAATATTTGTATAGGACATGATGCTGCTCTGAGTTCAGCAACAGTAGATAATGAGGTTACTATTGGTGATGCTAATATTAATAAATTTAGAATACCCGGTGTAAGTTTTTCTATAAGTGCTTCTGCTGTAACCAATGGTGGCGTGTTTTATGAAAATGCTAAAACTGTCACAGCAGACTATACTTTAAGTGGGGCTAACGCAATGGCTGCTGGACCAATTACTGTTAACTCTGGAATTACTGTTACAGTATCTTCCGGAGATACTCTTACTATTGTTTAATTATGGCTGAACGTACCACTGAAGAAGTTGCAACTATTTTTACTAATGCTGGAGACAGCGTTACTGTAATAAACAACCTTGCAGCATTATCATCTCTTACAGATGAGCAAAAAGATGAAGTTAAACGTAATGTAGAACACCTTGAAATTATTAAGGCTTACAAAAAAGAAGATGGAACTACATCAATCTGGACAACAGAAGACTTTACTGCTCAAGATGCTGCGGTTACACTAGGAAAAACCAAGTATTAATGAGCCAACTCAAGGTCAACAGCATAATTCCAGTAGGAGGTGTACCGACAGGCGGTGGCGGTGGGATAGTGCAAACAATACAATACAATACAAATACACAGGCTAGTACTACAGGTAATACTTTTGTAGCTTCTGGATTAAGTGGATCTATAACTACTGTAAATACAAATAGTAAAATTATAGTTTTTGTTGCACAAAATTTTTATATTTCTTCTAGTAGTAATAATACTGGTGGAGGAATAAATGTAAATAGAGTTATATCAGGTACAGAAACAGTTTTAGATGATGGTCCACGAAGTAGCACTGGTCCGTATGGTCTATGGATGGGTCAAGATTCTGGAGCTACTACTAGCTTTTACTCGAGATATAACATTCAATATTTAGACTCGCCAAATCAAGCTGCCGGTACAACAATAACTTACAACACAAAAATAGCATCTTATAGTAGTTCATATACTATTGTTGCTCAAGTTGGTAATACTCAGTTAAACGATGGAACTTCATATTTAACTCTTATGGAGGTGTCAGTATGAGCTTAGATCATCAAGCAATAAGAAAAGCTTATCCTGATGCAGTTTATATAAATGATGCTACAGGTGCATTTAAAGAGGATGGTACGCAAATAACTTTAGTTCAATCTGAAATAGATACTGCAAGAGCAACATTAGATGCTGAAGCAGTTGCAAATAAATATAAGACTGACAGAACAACTAACGGTTCTACTATTTATGCTTCTTTTGGAGATCAACTTGATATGTTGTACAAGGATTTAGTTGCAGGTAAGCTAGATTCAACTGGAACATGGGCTACTCATGTTAAATCAGTTAAAGACGCAAATCCAAAACCATGAGTACATTAAACGTAGGCACAATTAAAAGCGTTACATCAAATATTCCACCAGCTTTTCAAGATTCTGTAGGTACTGAAAAAGGACAACTTTGTAAAGCATGGGTTAATTTTAATGGAACTGGAACAGTAGCTATTAGAAATTCATTTAATGTTTCATCAATAACAGATAATGGAACAGGTGATTACAATGTAAATTTTGCAAATGTGTTAAGAGATAGCGGTGGAACTGCTACAGATAGTGCGGCTATATGTTATACGATAAACGGTGCTGTTAACACAGCACATACAGTTCCATATGTGAATGGTACTTTTTCTACATATACAAGACTAGAAAGTTTTATAACTACAAATTCTAATGTAAGGGCTGATAACTCTTTAAATTCTGTCATTGTATCTTCTTAAAATGTCAACACTTAAAGTCAACACAATTCAAAATACAAGCGGTGGTTCAAGTTCTACCCCAGAACAGATTGAACAGGGTAGGGCAAAAGTTTGGCTCAATATGCAGGGAACTGGCACAGTTGCTATAAATGATTCTTTTAATGTTTCAAGTGTGACTGATCTTGGAACAGGTATGTATCAAGCAAGTTTTTCAATAACCATGGCTAATCAAAACTATTGCTCACTGGTTAATAAAATGCTTACAACCACTGGTGGTAACACAAGTACAGATGATGTTCTTACAGGCATGAATAATACAGCCCAGTTGACGACCTCAACTAAATTTTTCTCTAGAGACGCAACAGGTTCAACAATAGATTCTACTCATATGTTCTTAGCTGTTTTTGGTGATGTATAAATTTTTAGGTATAATAAAGAAAAAAACTTATGGCTAATTCAGACAAAAGATTTATCTATGAGAATGATGAGGGTGGTATTTCTATTGTCATTCCAGCAGATAATACAGATTTAACTTTAGATCAGATAAAAGCTAAAGATTGCCCTAGTGGTAAGACAGTTTATACTGTTGATAAGTCTGCAATTCCTACAGATAGGAGTTTCAGAAACGCTTGGACTTACACGGAGTAAAACATGGGATTTGGCATTGACATGGCGAAAGCCAGAGAAATTCATAAAACAAAAATAAGAGAAGCAAGAACACCAAAATTGCAAGAGCTAGATATTGAATTTCAAAAAGCACTAGAAACAGGTGCTTCTACTACAGACATTGTGACTAAAAAACAAGCACTCAGAGATGCTCCTGCTGATTCTGGTATAGCTGCTGCTAGTGATGCTGATGCACTTAAAGCACAATGGAAAACAGATATTTTAGGGGATTCCCCATATAGTTGATATTAGTAAGTAGTACTGATATTATATTGATATTACACTATATAATTTAAATGTTAGATCCTAAGCAGAAACTTGCAGCACTTCAATCAGAACTACAACAGATTGCAAAAAACTATAACGAAGCGAAAGAAGTAATGGGTAACTGTGAACGTAAAATATTACAAATACAAGGTGGTATTGCTGCTTGCGAAGACTTGATGAAACAAAGCGAGGAAACTGAAGAAGAGGCTTAGTTTTTATTTAGTTTTTACAGGAATATTTCGATCAATAATGCCATAAATGACATAAAAAGGTGCTAAACCTATAATTAAAAAAAGTACCATAAATGTTATTGGTACGCTTGCTTTTATTAATGCTTCTTTAATCATGTTCCAAAAAATTTGTAATTATCTTTCTATAGTATCTACTGTCTTATTGTTAGGAATATTAGGCGGTGGTTTTGTTACATACAAATATGTGACCAGCGAGCAATTCAAGGCAAAGATTATGAACGAAATTATGGGTAATGTATCTGGTCTTATGCCAAAAGTTTTAGATAAAGGACTTCCTAAAACTACAGGTATCTCTATTCCAAAATTATGAATTGTTGGCATTGCAAGTCAGAATTAATTTGGGGTGGAGATCACGATACTGAAGAAGACACGCAGTATTCTATGGTCACAAATTTATCTTGCCCAAAATGTTTTGCTTATGTAGAAGTTTATCTACCAAGAGATGCCTACGATTAAAGAAATACAAGAAATAAATATTCCACAGATAAATAACTATGAAATATTTATTCCAGAAATAAAACCTGTACCTAAATTAATTGTTGATTATCCAGCCTGTATCAAAGTACATAGAAATAATTTAGTAACAGAAATTGATATTGATAAAAATGGAACAGTTATTAAATGTGGCGTTGAAATGCCAAGTTATGAACCTTTAAATTATACTCCTAATGATTTTACATATACCCAATCAGAATTAAGTAATAAGGCAGAATCAAAACCAAAAATAGAATATAACCAACTAAATTTAGCTAAGAAAAAAGATGAAGAATTGTATATTCCTTGTCCACCATTAGATCCGCAATTTATGAAAGGTGATTACAGAAATGACAAAAGGATTCAAAGATTCGATTCTTACGAAAGAATAGAAATAGATGGAGTTATTGAATGTGTCGAAAATTGGAAAGAAGTACCATTCAGAGAAAGCTTTATTGGTACGCCTCAAACTCTTATTTCAACTTCTTTGCTTGGTGTGGTTGCTGGTGGGTCTGCGCTTTTGGCTCCTTTGATAAAAAAACTAATTTCTACAATATTTAAACAATTAAAGAAAAAAATCTCAAAAGAGGAAAAAGACGAGGTACAAACATAAGCAGACATTTTTACAAGCCGCTTACAGGCTATTCTAGAGGGGCATTTTTATGGTTTTTTCTCCAATATTCTGTTTTACAAGCATTAGAACAATATTTTTTTCTCTGTTCTTTAGTAAAAAACTGACTATTACAATTAGGGCATTGTTTAATAATGCAACCTAATTCTCCAATTTTCTTATACACACATCCTTTGTAAGTTATAAATTCGTCAATCATTTTCTTATATTATGCGTATGTGGTATAACTTGACCCATTTTTTCTTTAACTAGGACATCGGAGCAAATAGAAAAGTAAGGGCTTTTAGGATGATATTCAATTCCAGCAATTTTAAGTTCACCGCAATTCTTCAATCTTGCTAATTCATAATCTAATTTTTTGTTGTTTAATATTTGATTTTGTATTTTTTCTTGAGTTGTAGCTGACCTTAAACAGGCATCTTGATAGGCAGATCCCAATGGGATAGAAAAAGTAGCTGCTACTCCAAAATTAATTCCAAGATTATCTTTGTTAGCTGAGTAGTTTTCTTGGTGATATAGAATTTCTCCCGGATTGGTCAAATTACCCGAATCATCAGTTGCCATGTTGTAAACGGGAGTTGTATATCTCAAATCTTGTGGTCTTTTTTGGTTAAATGTCGTGGTCACAAATGGACTGATTGTAAGCATTGAGTTCTGGCAAACTATTCCACCTCCAAATTGAGACTCAATGAGATTACCCTGCAACACCTGCACAGCTTGATTGGAAACGCTTGATGACGACTGGGCTACGGGCGCAGCAGTTGATGAGGTATTTGCTAAAATTGGTTTATTTATGAGACAAGTAAGACTTGCTATTGCGAGAATACTGTAGTAGTTTCTGTGACGCTTTCGCTTGTGATTTGTCTCGTAAGATCTGTAATTCGACTTACAGAAGGTTGTTTGTAAACCTCTGTAAATTGAAATGAAGCTCCGTTTTGATTGAGATTCCAATTTGGGCGTGTATTTAAATCTACCTGTTTCCATGTATAATCTTGACCGTTTAAGGTAGTTTGTAAGTCAGTGTAGCTTGGGTTAATGTTGCCGTCAGCCGTAACTCCTGACCCAGAAACACTATAAGTAGAGCCAGAAAATTCAACAGTACGGATTGATTCTGTAATATTAGTGGTTGTTCTTGTGGTGCTACTAGATGTCCCTTGGGTAAAATTAGGGACAACTGGGATTGCATACAGTGGGTTAGATACAAATAAAACAAGTAATCCTAACCATTTCATTAATCTAGTATTGAAAGTTCGGTTACAAATTGATCAATACAAGTAGTACCAGCCCCACCAGCAGTGCAAGTATTAGTGTTATTAGATAACACTGTTCCAGCTAAGTTGCCAGCAACACCACCTGAGTAACTGGTTGTTTTACTAAAAACAGGCAAGTCAGCAATTACCCCTGCAGATACATCCACTCCAGAACCAACTGTATAAGCCGCATCACCACCGATAAATGATTCTTGAAAACTAAAGGCTGCCCCTGCTGTGTTTACGTCATAAGTACCAGCATCTAATGTCGCTGCTGCTGTAGCACTTGCTGGTGCAACTAACTTACCGAAGTGATCGTCAGCAGATGCAACCTTAATATTGCTACCAGAAACACTGTATGTACTTGCGCCACGTTCAGAAATTGTATAAGCTCCGTCAACTGTCAGTTGTGTTGAGCTAGTCATTTTGTGAATCAGATCTGCGTGTGCTGCTGGCATAAATAATGCTGCAAGAATTAAAAACTTTTTCATTTTTTAGATGATGAAGGAGGATCGACTATCTCTGCACCAATTATTTTAATTGGTGTTTCTATTCTAACTGTCTGATAACTACCTGATTGTGACGCTAGTAACGCTTCCACTTCTTTTTTGTTTAATGGTTTATCTTCTGGCTTGAATGTTCCATCACCTCTCTTCTTAGCACCCTCAAGACCGAAACTGGCCAGCGCCCCCGTCAGCAAGCTGGCAGGAAACGTGATATCTTTTGGTTCGTTACTATAACCGGGAATTGTTATGTAGTTGAGACTAACAATAAATCCACTCCAAGCAACAACTATAAGACGAACAATTATTGAAATAAATGCTAATTGTTCTTCTTTATCATCAATTCTCTCTTTTATTTTTTGTAAAGGATTTTTGTTTGCCTTGCTTTCTTCCATTGTTCAAGTAAGCAGTTATAACTATAATAGTCATTAATATTTAATTAAGCAAATATGGTAAAACCTTTAGAAAAAAGGTCTGATTTTTTATTCCCAACTCAAATAGTATCTGGTGAGATTCCTGATTTTGATCAAATACAAAATAAATTGATAGATTGGATATATAAATATAAAGAAAATAATAATGATATTGCCAGAATTAGTAATAAAGGCGGATGGCAATCTGAAAGGAAAGATGTTTATGTTGATGAAGGATTTAAACAGTTTGAAAATATAATAGTTCCTATTATTGGTGACTTAGTTAATGAATATAAATTCACAAGACAAGCTGATATAGTTCAAATGTGGATAAATATAAATGGAAAAAATGCTTACAATGTCAGTCATAGACATCCCGGTGCAGATTTAAGTGGCGTAATATGGATAAAACAAACTCCAGAACAAGGTAGATTTATTTTTGATAATATAGATGTTGGTTATAGAGATGCAAGTATTTTATATAGCATGGATAGTTTTTATTTAGAAAAAAAAAAGATGTTACCTGAGTGGTTTCCTAGTTATAAAAATGGGACAATTATGGTCTTTCCAGCAATGTTCTCACATAGAGTAGAAATTAACGAAACTAAAGAAGATCGTATTAGTATTTCTTTTAACATTAAACTAAAGTAAACTAATAGTAAGCATAATAAGTAATGATGGTAGAAGTTATTGCAGCAGTAGGTGGGGCGATGATGACGGCTTGTTTTGTATCTGTAGGATCAATATCTTATAGAGGTAGACAATCAAGAGATGATCTCGTGCGAAATACAACAGCTATAGAATTACTAACAACAAAAATAGATGATATGCACGATGACATGAAAGAGGTATTTCATCGCTTAAAAGAAGTAGAACTTGCAGTTGCAGAAATAAAGCCAAGAAGATAGCCTCTTCCGTTATGACCAGTAGAAGAGGCTATAGCTCTAAGTGTGAGGAGTGAGCTACTATAAATCTAGCAATACAATAAAAACAATGCTAAAAGTTATTGAGCCTATTCTTTTTGCTTTTCTTCGTGGGAAAGCAATAAAAAAACTCGCACTTGATATAGTACGAGCTATGGTCAAAAAATCTGATAATACTGTGGATGATCGCCTTTGCGATATGCTAGAAAAAGCTTTATTTCCGGGCAAATAATTACTTCTTCTTCTTTTTCTTTTTAGGTCTTCCTACCTTACTTCCGTAAGTCCCTTTTCCCATTGGCATGATAATTAAATGTAACTAAGTCAAGTATAGCTTTGTTGCCTTATTAGAGCAGTACGTTAGTGTTAGGTTGGAGGGACTTGTAATGAAACTTGTAATGCCTTGGTCTAACTGGTTTAACAAACAAGCCAAAAAAAGACGCAAAGTTGAGCCTTGGGTTCTAGCTGACGTTACATTAGAAGAGGAATTACACGTTGAAATATTTTTACGTCATATCATAGAAACACTTGATCCCAACGACATCCCAGACCTTATAAGTGCTTTTGCAAAAGAAAATTTTAGGTTAGTAAAAATAATAAACCAAGCTGGAGATCATATAGACAAGATAGACACTAAATCTTCTTCTCCCAAAAATAAGCGCAA